TTAGCCCGCCGCGCTTATGGCATCCACATCGGCTTCAAGCTGCCGCAAACCGGCTGCGACCTCACCAGACTGGAAAATGATTTGGTCGAAGCCTGTGTGGTCAATTAGCGCTCCGCAAATGGCCTTCTTGTCTTTTAAGTAATCCAACTGTCGTTTGCAGGCGCCGACAACCGTAGCGAGAATTTCGGCCTGATGGCGCAAATCGCATACTGCGCTAAGAATGTCGTCTTGGCTTTTGACTTCGGCGGTCATGCCGCCACCTCCCGCCGCGCCGGACGCCTGCTCAGATATTCGGCCTCGACCTCCATCCGGATTGAATGTCCTGGAGTGCTTTCGACCGCGGCCATGTCACGAACAAGATCCGAAATCGAATATGACTTAACCTTCATTGGCAGACTTTCGATCACCATCGTGCCCGCGACATATTTCTCGTTGCTGCAGGTCATCAAGAATGCCACCAGGTCAGCAAATCTGCGATTGGCGTTTCGTAATTGTCTTTGCGTATAACTCATGTCGCTCGCTCCGTTTCTACAAACAACGTGGATCGATTCCAAAAAAGAGTCAACAATTAAACGCTTTAAAATTCAGTCTAAATTTCTTACAATATTGTAAAGTTGAATATTGATCGCATTTTTGACAATTGTTTATATCTACAAAATTGTCAAACATTTGGTTATACTTAAGAAGCCCCATCCTCGCGGTTATTGGCGTTGGGCTGTTTAGTCACCCCATAGACAACTATTGATGGTCATGTAACACTGATGAAAATCGGGGAGAGGCATGGAAGTCTTCAAAAATTTCATTTTTAAAGAAATGGTAACGGCTGAACCAGGAGAACTGCTTCAACTTACAATAAGGGGCGAGGCAGCTCTGGCGATCGTTATACGCAAGAACTTGCAGACTTTACTTTTAGGTGTGCTCAAAAGCGGCATTTCGGACCACCCATTCGTTATAGAGCTTCGCGGCGTCAATCACATGTGCATATCTTACGGAACGCAATGGGTGTTTGAGCCCTTTGTGGGGGCTGAGACTCGCACAAGAAATCGGGCATTTGTGGATGTCCCAGGATCTCTCTACATGGATGGGGAGGATCCAATCTTACACTTCGATGCCGCCCCCGACGAGCAAATTCATGGCGGCTTCACATGCAACTTGTCGACATTGCAAAACAGTGATGTACCTCAAGCAGCAATGCCGTTTGCAAGGTGGAAAATTTGGGCTAACTCGACCGAGATATCGGGAGTTGGGAAAAGCGCGCTCTTTGATAATCTGACGGCGTTATAGCCGAGGTAAATAAAAACGGCGCCCCGAAGGACGCCGTTCTCTTCTGCGATAAGAATTACTTCTTACGAGGCGGTTCGCCCTTAGTATCGCCGCGACCCGGATTGGGAACGCGTTCGATAGTGGTCGTCTTCGGATGCTTTTCAGCATATTCAGGCGTCACGAAGCGGCCTGAGCCGGAGTCGCGACCCGCATCATGGGTCTTTCGAGTAGACATAGTAAGTCCTTTGAGGCTTGAATGTTAAGCCCTACGGAGTTACATACGCAGTGCGACCTGACGTCTGTTCCGGGTTTTGCGCACTTCACGGTAAGCCAGATCCGCGACAGCCTTCAAAACAAAGGGCACCAAGGAATTTTCCTTTGGTGCCCTTTTTGTTGCATAAATTTCCGGTTCCGTCTACTACTTAATAACTACCCTCAAGCGGAGGCTTAATTTTACCCCGTTTATCCACATAGTCAACACCGAGTTGAAGTTTAAGTTAATTCATTTTGTCGCAGCTCTTGACTCATGATGTGGGTACCATTTCCGTGAATTGAAAGTGATTGTGTGTGATTTTGTTCGAAGTTGTGAAAATTACACGCAGTCCCGACCTGCTGCCGGTCTTAGTGATAGGGCGGAATCCGCGCATTTCCTTCAGGCCCCTCACCCTTTCTGACTCGCAAAACTCTGTTGCATATTTCCGAACACGCCGCGGCGCTGCCTGTCCCTGTCTTCCGCAAGCGCCTGCGCGACTCCCTGACGTGTTCCATTTTGGCTTTGTAATTCAACTGGATCAGAAATCGCATTTCTAACGCGTATGTGGATGTTCGAGTCAATCCAAAACCAACAGTTTACCATCGGGCCAGCGCGACATCTCCGGCGCCCACACAAGCCGCGCGCTGCCAAGCCGCCGCCCTAACCCGGTGGCGGCTTTTTAGTAGTTTGCGGCGCGCCCGATGACCACAACGCTGGCCGCCTCACCTACGGAACCCGCTAGACCCATCTATGATCAAATGACCAGTTGCCGGTCAGCGTTCCAATAGTTGCCGGGGCAGGAATTCCGCCGTTTCCGGTTCGCAGCGTGAGCGCCCCCGATCCCGACACAAGAACGGGCGCCGCCCAAGCTGCGCCACCAGCGGCTGACTGCTGCGCCATGATGAGACCGCGCATAGCGTTCGCACCCACACCGAAAAAACGCTCAGGAACGTTCGCCGTGGACAGGACAGCATCCACCGCTGTGCCGATCGCCGGGCTAGCGGCGGCATTGAGGCCAATGGAAACCTTCGGTCCGTGCTGCCGCACCCAAATGCCTGGCGCGCCGCCCGCGCCAGCCGTGAGGCCAGACGACAAGCCCAAATCAATCCGGCCGGAATCGTATTCCATGACGGCGGGGACATCGATGCAGAGGAAGCCACCAACTTTGCGCCCACCGTCGCCTACGGTCGCGAACGGGTCGCCGGTATCGCTCGATGGCATCGCGTAGCTATTGCCCCACCAGCATTGGGAGGAGCCACCACCATCAAGGATGTAGGCCACGTCGCAACCTTCTGCGATGCAAAGCGCAGGGATTTGCGAATAGTGGATGCCATAGGAGCCGCTTACGCCTTCGACAAGAATGATGACCCAATCGCCGTTGGCTTTTCGGCCCACGATTGTTCGAGACGACACCGAGTCATCAACGAGAGTCTGAGCAACACCATTGATCACCGCGAAATACCATGCGCAGACTGACCACAGCGCGCCCTCGTCCACCCAATCCTGAGCAGTCTTGCCGCTAACGTCATCCGCTGCCTTTGTGGCAACGCGATAGGAACCGTCGCGCATGTAGACGAACGCCGTCGTGGCGCTGGTACCGTCCTGCCAGTCCCGATAGGCGATCCCGTCGGCGATCTGCAGGCCGCGACCGACCGCGGTGAGGCTGGATGTGTAGGTGCTGCCATCGGGGGCAGAAAAACGGTCGGCGTTGATGACGACGGGATACCCGAGGCTATGGGATACCTGCCTTGGCGTGGTCCGCGTCACTTCACCTTCGGCCCCAGGCGTTCCGATCCCAAGCTTCTTGGTAACAACGTTTAAGCCGCCTCTGACTGTGATCACATCATAAATAATGCCTCCATATGAGGCAGTGATTTTATGCTCAATAGTAGCCCGCGCGGGCTCAAGAGTGCGCCAGCCGAAGACGTCTTCTTCGATACCTTGCGGGTCATAGACGGCCGGCTTCATCCCATCATCGGCCAGTCCCTCTAACCAGGTTCCCCACTCTCGAATAAGAGATTTGACCGGCTGGTTAGGGTGAAACGGCGAGCCATCAGCCCATATTTCATTTGCGGTTTGCGGCATTGCGGTTCCTGTAAACGTGAAAAACCCGGCGCGATGGCCGGGCTAACATTGGATGTGGTGGTGTGATGGGGGTGGTTAGAGGACGTACAGGCTCATATCGTCCGGTGCGTCGTCGTAACTTGAGCGGTTCGAGGCGCCGACGACGGCTCTCGATGTGGCCATTATGCTGGCGACGCAGGGATCAATTCTGTCTGCGCTTCGGTGCTTTGCCGGCCGCCGGTTGTCTGACTGGTCGCGCATCATCACCGTGTTGCCGACCGCCCACCGCAGCAGCGGGTTGCCGCCATGGCAGAGCCGTCGGTTCATCATGAGATCCTCGAAGTCGTCGACGGGCTTGGCATAGTTGGCCAGAGTCTGCGGAAAGACAGCCACCGGGATGCCATCCGCCTCGAGGTTTTCCATGATTTCGCGGGCCATGTAGGGGTCAAAATTGACCTCCTGCAATTCGAACATCGCGGCCATCCCCCGGATGTGATCTTCGATGATGCCGCGATCGACGATGTCGCCGGGACATTCCGTCAGGTATCCCTCGTCACGCCAAAGAGCATACGGCGCGCCATCGACGTCTGCTCGTTTGCGCAACTGCGCTTCCGGTGAAAATGACTGAACGTGAAGGACGAAGCGGTCGTCGTCGAGCGCGATCACGGTGGCCACGGCTGCCAAGTCGATTCGCTTGGATAAATCCACGGCCAGCCATGCCTTGCGACCCCGGAGGACTTCAAGATCGTAGGAGTCGGCGTTTTCGTCCCAGATGCCGAGATCCCATTCCGGGTTAGCGGCACCGTCTAGCCAGACATTAAGGTGCAACTGGCGAAACATCTCACGGTCGGCGGGCCGGTGCTCGGCCTCGCGAACCATTTGGCGCATGCCGTCGATGTCGGGGTATGGCGGATCGCATGACAAACCAGGATTAACCCGTCGCCATACTTCCTCGTCCCTCCAATCTTCATCCTTATCGGCCTCGAATAGGATCGGCAGGAAGGCTTCGTCCTCTATCGCGCCGAGCGCGACCTGCTTGGCATACGAATACATATCCCAGGCGATGTTTTCCCTGCCGATGCCTGCCGTTGTGGTGACGACAAGAAGCGAGCCAGGTGTCTTCACTAGGCCGGTTTTGATCGCGTCCCACAGGTCGCGCTTGCGCCAGGCATGCAATTCGTCAACGAGCGCGAAGACGGGAGTCCTGCCGTGCGCGGTGGCCGCGTCCGCAGACATCGCGCGATAGAACGCACCGCTCTTCCTGTGAGTGATCCGGTTCTTTGTATCCTGAATGCCGAATGCTTCTTCAAGTCGCGGATGCGCCTTGATGATGCCGGTCATTTCTTCCAGCGCGATGCGCGCCTGGTCACGATCGACGGCCGCCGAAACCACCTGGCTGCGCGGAATGCGTTCCGGCCCGAGATGCAGCATTTCGAGCGCCGCACCCAAGGTCGTTTTGCGATTGCCTCTAGGGATTAGGGCGAAGACTGTCTTAATCCGACGTGTGCCGTCCGGTTTTGTGTCGCCGTAGACGCGCCGAATGATGCGCTCCTGCCAGCGATCTAACTGGAATGCGTTGCCGTCGGCGTTCGATTTCGGGTGTTTGAGGGCCTTCAGGAACCGGACTGCGGCTTCGCCCCTGCCATGCGGATCCGGAATATTGCTGTCGTCGAATATCCAATCGAGATGTCTAGATAGATCCCAAGGCGTCGTCGTCATCTCCACCTGGCGCGCCTCCCTTATTTTTGGTTCGGCTCGCAGGCGCCAGCCCCAGCGCATCGGCAAGCCGAGCGAGCGTGGAGTGGAATTCCTTGAGCATGGTGGTTTCTGGCCGGCGCTTCGTCTCGCCGGATGGCGACACCATCGTCAGGCCGTGCGCGGCGATGGCGGTTTCGCAGTCGACGATGTGGGACACGACCCGGCAGTAGGCTTCGACGAGCGGTAATTCGTGGTCGGCGATCTTGGATTGAGCGACAAGCACGCCGAGCACCTTGCGCCATTCACGGGCCGCGCGGTCGGGCATGTCCTTCGGGATGGTCGGAACCTTGCGCAAAGCCCCGTCCAGTGCCCTCACTTCCACCTTGCGGCCTCTCACGGCACTGCCTCATAGAGTTGCAACATAGCCATGCAAAGTTCTTCTCTGATTGGACTGTCGTCGGTCAGCCAGATCACACAGCCACCACCACCGCGGCCCGGCGTGACGGCATAGTACGACCCGCTGTCATGGCGTCGCCGAAGCGAGCAACCTCGAATCCGAAAATCTCCGACTGAAGCATCGCAAAACGCAACCGCATCAGACTTTTCGCCCGCCTTGAAGACCGTCCATAACTTGTTGATGGTGATGTTCATCGGTTGGCCTCCTATTCAAACGAGTATGACCGCCGCTCATTGACGACGGCCCAGACGGAAAACGGTGTCTCGACGATGGACATGCCGGCCGTGGTGGCTTCGCGTGACTCGAACCACGCACCGACGAGATGCCGCACGGCCTCTTTCAGGTCTTCCGGAAGGGTCTCGAATTCATCCTCAATCGGGTAGCCAAGAAGTTGCTCGAGGTGCGCTTGGGCCGCGGCAATCTTGGATTCGATGAGCACATCGTCGTCGTCGTGCATGATATTGAGATGCGACTTCGCATCGGCGATCGTGATGATGGCCATGATGAAATTCCTATTTGCGGTGAAAACCGAACTAAATGGGGACGGTGGTACCAGCCGTCTGGCGGCAAATTGACGACCGACCCCCGGTTGTGCGATTCAGGAGCAGAATTGGAGGTCGATATGGACAAAGTTGAACTTCGTCGTGCGTTAGGCTCAATCATTGGTAAGTTAGCGAATCTGCAGTCCGACATTCAAAATAAGCGTCGCTCACACGATTGGCCGGGTGAAGTCGAGAACGTTATTTGGGACGTTAAGAAGCTCTCGTCTCAGGTCGAGCGCGAGATGGACTAACCCTTCCGACCCCAGTTCGCTGACTGGTCACGTGCCGTCCTCCTCGAATGGCATGGGCCGCACATGGATCGCAGGTTGCTCACCACGAGCCGAAGATGCGGAGCCTCACGGATGCTCTTGATGTGGTCGACGTGAGTAGCTGGCGCGCTACAGTTCGGCATACAGCACGTCGTGTGCTGCTGTAGGAACGCGTGCCGTAGACGAAACCAGTCCTTGTCATAACCTCGCTCTGCTGGCGTGCCGCGCTTGTCGTCGTTGGCTGCCTGTCGTGCTGTTGCTGCCTTGGCTCGGCAGTCGCACTTGGTGCCCTTCGGCACTGAGAAGCCGCATGGGCAAATCACCTTGGGCATCAACGCCTCCTCTTGTATTATTCTACACCGTGTTATATATATACGGGGTGTCGCAATTCCGCGGCACTCAACAGAGGTGCAACATGTGCAAAATTCCCAACTCATTTATCCCGGCGATGAAAGCGCGGCCCATGATGGCCGGGCTGCCGATCGTTTCGAAGATGCCAGCCGCCGCGACGTGGGTTCATTCGAACTTCGCCTGCTAGCATCGATACATAACCTGCAAGACAGGGCTTGGGGTGCAAACCTTCAGGCTCATCTTAGTGGGGTACTCGGCCGGGATGTAGCCATTGGCCAACTCTATCTCGCTCTGTCTAAGCTGGAGCAAAGAGGGTTGATTTCGTTCGAGAAAAAAGGTCCAGAGCCCATACGTGGCGGCCGCTCGAAAAAAGTGTTTCGACTTGAGACACCGGGTGCAAAGGCTCTGGTTAGGACGGCTGCTGTTGTTAATGCACCGGGTGTTCTCCGTCATTTGGAGAATAGCCATGGCGAGAGTGCCACTTAAGATAATACGCTTTCTCGTCTGGGCTTCAGCGAGCAGCGAACAACGAGACGATGCGCTCACGACTTTTGATGAGCTTTTCGAAAATGCGTATGACGAGTTCGGTCCCGTCTACGCGCACTGGTGGAGTCTCAGTCAAGGCCTGAGATCTCTGCCGTATGGCTTGATTGTGTTCCTGATGAAACTCGGGACGTCGATCTGGGCAATGGTGAGCTAGATTACGGGAGCAGGCAACATTTGTCTGCTCCCGCTCTGTTTAAGCGACTGGACGGCTCGAAGCGTGGCCCTTGACGATGACTGCACCTGCGGCGATTGACGTGCCGCTGGTTTTTGTGATTGTCGCTTTCACAAAACGCTTGTTGCCGATGTAGCTGACTTTGTAGACGCTGTCGGCCGCAAGGCTTGCGGGAAGTGTTCCGATCATGTCGGCTGCAGCAACGGCGGTGTAACCTGAGCCTGACACGTCGGATTCATCAAGGGAAACGACGTACAGGCCGGAACCGGCAATAGCGCCTGTATTGATGGTCAACATAGCACTGTCGAAACCAAGCAGGTCGATAGCGGAGCCGGCCGTGGTGGCCGCATATACTGCTGGAGCAAACGCCTGCACAACGCCGAGATTATGAGAAAGATCGCGCATTTGGATATCCTTGAAAGAGAAAGGGCCGCCCGAAGGCAGCCCGAATAGTGGGAAAAGTTTGCCCAGTATTAGCTGGTGGCGCACTTGATCTTGCGCAGGGCTTCAGCCTTGACCAGACCGCCGCCCACGCGACGACGAGCATGGAAACGAACCTTCCCGGTCGTGGCCAGCGTGTAGGGATCACGCAGGATGGACATGGCGACGCGGTCATAAATACGGTAGGCCGCGTTGAAGTCGCCCAGGATGATCGGGAACGCGCCTGCGCCTTCGTCGGGCATATCCGGTGCTTCGATGACCGGGCGACCGAGGATCGTGCCGGGCTCACCCGCCTGAATGCCGGGTTGCCAGACATATTGTTTGTCACTCGTTTTGAGCTTCCGGATGCTGCCAAGAGTTGTGCCATTCATCATCCAAACGGCCTTCGAGCGATACGCTGCCGGCAGGTCGTACAGAGCAGTGATGAGGCCGTTAGCCTGGCCATCCGGATCTGCGATCGTCGCGGCCGAGCCGGAGATGGTCTCGATGATGCCTTGGCCCGCAGTTAGGAAGCCAAGCGGCTTCTTGGTACCATCACCGGAGACGAAGCTGATGCCTTCAAGCCGACCGAACTCTTCACCGAGGTCCATGGCAACTTCGGATTCAACATTGACGGCAGCGTCTTCAAGAAGCTGGACCGATACGTCCACGTAGGCGGCCATCTCGTGAATGCTGATTTCGATCTGTCCGTATGCCGATTCAGTGCCGGTGCGCGTCTCGGTTTCGCCGACCCAAGATGCCGTTGGCGTACCGGTGCGCTTGGGCAAGATAACCGAAGGCGAAGCCGTAGAACCAACGCGGGCCGCCTGGCGAACGGGCGAGAACTCGACGATGTTCTTGATGATCTCGGTCGAGAACTCAGCCGGCGCGAGATAGCCACCACGCGTGTCGTCAGCGACGACCAAGGCCTTAGCTTCATCGCCGGGCATTCGCTGTTCGCCAAATTTCAGGAAGTTGGCAAATGCTTTCCGTTCTGGCGTGATTTCCGGATCGGTGGCGCCACGGTTGATGTTAGGACGTGCCAGCTTGGTTTCAAGTTCTGCGATCCGCTCGACAAGCTTGTTGTCGTTGGCGGCCTTGGTTTTGACCTCTTCCGAAAGTGCGTCGAGCGCTGTCTTGACCTCGAGGATCGGGTCTGTGTTGTCAGATTTGGTTTCAAGCTTCAGTGCATGAGTCATTTGTAGTCCTTAATCGTGCGGGTGGTGGAGTTGATTGCGGCGACCAGATCGGAAAGGTCTGTGCCGGTGGTCTTGACCGCGGAGATTGTCGCGGCTTCGTTCATCGCGAAGGTCACGATGGACACTTCCCGAAGCTCGAGTTCGTGGAGGAGTCGCGCGCCTTGCTTACGGTCCATCTCATCGCGAACCGTGCGGTAGCCGATCGAGAGCGAGTCATAGGCGCCCGCCTTCATTAGCTCGTAAGTCTCGCGACCCTTGGTCGTTTCGAGGATTAGCCGGCCGGTGGCTTTGAGCCCCTTTCCGTCTTCCTCGAATTTGAGCCAGATGCCCACCGGCTCGCGGACGTCATGCTGGAGCAGCATCTTGACCCTGCCGGCTGGATACGTGGTCAGTGACTTAGTGAAGGCGCCAGGCATGACGATGTCGCGCCCGCGATCCTTGACGCCGAAGACGCTGGCGTATCCCGTAAAAGTGCCATCTTCTGAGATGGCCTTGGTGTCGAATTCGACATAGGTTCCGGGGCTATTTGCCAACGGCTGCCTCCTTGGGTGTGGGATTGTTGTCATTGGCTGGCTTGCTGACATCGATCGCCGGATTCTCGAAAACCTCGCCACCGACACGAGGCGGCATATCAAGCCAGGAGCGCGCTTCGTTAGCGTTGAGCACCTTCGCAGTGATCAGCGTCGAGATAGCGGTGGAACGAGCTGTCAGGTCGGCCTGGCTGGTGTCGTCGAGGTCAAGCAACACGCGGTACTCTGTTCGCTCTGCGTCGGTGAAAAGCGCGCGGTTTAGGGCGGCCTCTAAGCAGCGGATCCAAGGGATGAGCGAATAAGAGATGAACTCTTTCGCTTGCTGTTCGGAGTTCGACCACGTGTTTCTGGTCAACTCGTAGAGCATCCCCGGCGGGACACGGAAGGCGCGCGCAATCTCGAGGATTTGGAAAGTCCGGCTGGCTGTGAACTCGCCGTCGACCGACGTCATTGCCATTTGGACGAACTCAGATTCGTCCCAGAGAATCCCTGTCTTGCCGGCGTTGGCCGCGCCGCTGTACGCAGCCTTCCAAGCTGCGAGCATCTTCATTGCACCGCTGTCGCCGACTTGCTTCTTGACCTTGATATAGCCGCCTGGCTTGGCCGAGTTCGTCCAGAGCGCGTTGCTATAACGCTCCATGGCCTTGGCAGCGGCGATCGCGTCCTTTGCCATGGAAAGAGGCGATCTCGAGAACGGGCCGCGGAGATGTACGATGTTGCCGGATTGGACTGGCTGGCCTGAGACGCGGTACTTCGGCTCATTCGTTACGTCGTCGAAGTCGACTGTGATGATGGAGTCGCGATATGCGATGATTTCGCGAGGCTCTCCGTTCACCTTGGTGACGTAAGCCAGGCCGCCGGAGTCTTTGGTGAGTGCCGAGCCGACAAGATCGCGGATGAGTTCGAAGCCCGACGTCCAGTCGTTTGCCTGCCGGGTGAGCAGATTGAAGGCAGGATGATCCGGAGCATCGATTTCGGTGTCGCCGACTTTCCGCTTGATCTTCACGTCCAGGCTGGCGACAGCCTCGGAGATCAGGCGAACCGCGGCGGAGACAGCAGGCACGGTCAATGCCTCGGCGTTGCCGATCGACGAGCCGGACGAGATGGCGCCGAATAGTTCGAGAAGTTCGGCGGTTGGGTCGCCTAGAGATTTGGTTTCAACCGCAGGAGCGGTCTTAGCTTGGAACGGCCACACTGGACGTCTCCTTCAGGATTTGGCAGGCCGCAACGATATCCGCGACGATCTTGCCGATCGGAAAGACGGCCATGGACTGGGATGGCGTGAGCGGCACAGACAGGCCCGTGAGCATGCGGCCCGATGTGCAGGCAACCGACATGACCGGAACGATGAGAATGGCGTCTGGCGGAGGTGGCTGACCCAGGTGTTCGAAGCTTTGAGCAATCGCCGTCAGCCAATTGCGGCCGGCGCGTTCAAGCTCGTAGCCAAGGCGCAGGACGGCGATGTCCTTTGGCGAAAACCACCTTCGGCCCTTGCGCCTTTCTGAGAAGAGCGCAGCCAGGGGTTTGGCGCGGTGGATGACGACATCCATAGTGGTCAAATGCAGGCCGGCCATGTTGGCGGCTTCGGCGCGCGTGAATGCGCGTTCGGTCCATGACATGGCCGATCCTTTCGGTTGGAAGTTTTTTGAATGGGCAAAAATAACGGCGGCTCAGCCTCTCAATGAGAAACCGAGCCGCGATCAACGGTGGAGGAGGAGGAACCACCGGATGGTATTGCCGTGGTTTACATCCGACCTACAGCAATGGAATCACGCGCTGACGAGCGCGAAAGGGGTCGGCCACCGCGGCACAGGACGCGGCAGCCTACGCGGTGACCAAGCCGCGGTGGGTGGTGCCGCACATTAGGCGGCCTAAACTTTTGGGGTGTTCTCACTACTACCCGCTCTGGAGCGGATCAGAGACGCGCAAAGTGACGTTCTGTAAACGCTGGCGCGGAATGTGTAGTAATTTCAATAAAAGGGGATTTATGGCGGTGATAAATTTCCGACCCCCTCTACTTATATACTCGGCGAAAAGGCGTTTTAGACACATTTCCGGAAAAACTATTTACGCCAATCGAAATTGTTCAATGAATTGACTTGGTGACGGTGCCGACAGTTAGTTGCCTTCACCTATACACACCACGGCGGATGCGGAAAGGGACTGGACTTCGACAACTAATTGGCGAAGTCCTCTCATCCATTAGGAACTTCGAACCCCGTGGGTGACCGTCCTGCCGTGTTCTGTGCATGACAGGACAGAAAGTCTAATTGCATCAACGTCAGCCTTGTAAGCTCGCCGAACACCGTTCGATTCGAGGAGGGCTTTACAAATGAATCTATGGGACAGAGTTCGGGAATTTCACCGAGATCGCGTCGTTGGCGTCCTGCACGACAACTCCACCAACAGAGAAGGTTTATTTAATCATTATTTTGCAGGAGCAAAACTGGCGTCTGATTTTATCGCTATGATAACCAGGCTCGGTTTTTGTGTATTGGCAGCCTTCTACTTTTACAAGAAGATGTACTCAGGAGACGGAATCTCCGTATTTGCATTTTCCTTCTGCATGGTGTCGAGTATATTTCTCCTTTTGTACCTCTCAACAAGAATGAGTATGGTCATCTATATTTCTTTACTTGGTCAGACGAGGATACCTGACAATTTGCTTGGCAGAATAATTTTTATCATTGCCGCTGCAACGTTGGCAGTTTCTGGCATATTCGGGATTTCAACACTGGCTTCCGATTTGGCGCTGAAAGCGGGTTTGATCTGACACTGCGACATACCTACGCCGCATCCCAGTCCACCGACTTCTGCCGGCGAGGTTCACGGAACGGCACCACGACATCCTTGAAGCGGGCTGCAGCCCTGGTCTCGGCGCGTAGAAGTTCGACTTTCCGTTCCAGTCTGGTGATGGCTTCCATGTATTCTTGCCGCTCCTCGGCAAGCGCCTCCGCCATGTGGATAGCGCAGCACGCCGCGGCAAGTCGTCCAGCCGCCCATGCTCGCCGCTGGCTGGCAGTTCCATACGGGCCGGATGCTCCAACGTCCTCCAGCGTCTCGCCCGCCACAAGGCAGCGGTGGGCGATTGTGTACAGATCCAATTCGGCGAGCACCTCGGCACCTTGGTGACTATGTTCCACCCACCGGGCTGCTGCTTGCGTTACTTCGTATTCGCGCGAGCCGAAGGTGATGACGGGGAAGGCCTGGCGGATATTCTTGGCCGCTTGGGATTTCATGCTGTCCTCCTTTTTTCATTTTCGGATGGATAGGCTGGTGGCGGTTTCCAACTGCCAACCGGGCCTTCCAACCGGTGGGGGTTATAGGGGGTCGGAAGGTAGGCCGGTTGGAAGGCGTTGGAAGGCGGTTGGAAGGTCAGTCGGTAGGGTGGTTGGAAGGTCCGAAATCTTCGGCAGAAACAATCAACCTTTGCCGTTGTTTTGACGGAGATCCCTCCATCACGACCTTGATGTCACCGGATTTCAAAAGTCGGCGCATTGCGGTTTCCAAGTCCTTCCTGCTGACACCGTCTGCGCCTTCCATGTCCTTCATAACCGTAGGCGCGTAGGTGACTGACCTCGCCGCTGACACGCGGAGACCGCTTCGATTGACGTCGGAAAGAAGCTCAAGGAATATCCGCTCCGCTCTTGCTGCCATCAACATCGACCCCGGCGTTGGCTTGCCATCGTCGAGGACGAAGACACCGCTGCGCCACTTGAATTTCAAGACTCCACCCGTCGCGCCGTAATTCGCTTTCATGGTCTTCAGGGCGCGAAGATCCGGGTCTTCGTCTTTTCCCTCTGGTCGTGTCAGGTAGAGGCGGCTCCGAACCGAATTATTCCAGGCCGTAGAGCCGGACGAACCGGTGCCGCTGCGCATGCCGTCAACTGATGGATGCGCCAACAGGATGACAGCGCAGTCGAGACCGATCGCGATCTTGCGAAGCTCGGAGATGAACTGACGAACCTGGCCACGTTTAATTTCGTCGCCTCCGAACAAATCGGCCGCCGTATCCAAGACGACAAGCCGCGGCCGAAACTCGCAAAGGAATGCGATGATCTTAGCAAACAGCGCCGTTGCCTGCATATTGCCGGCGCGATCCGGAACCGAGATCAGGGCATCGCAATCGGCCAGGGACAGAAGACGAAAGTCGCCTAGTTCGTCGAAGTCTTTGCTGCTCGCACGCACAATGTCGGCAAGACGCCTTTGAAACTCCGTCGCCTCATCCTCTGCGCCGATATAGACCGCGCGGCCAGGGAGTGGGGCAATCCCGATGGTGTCCACGCCTAGAGCGCCGGCCGCTGCGATTTGCAAGGCCAGCAGGGATTTGCCCACGCCACCGTCACCATTCAAGATGGTCACTTGGCGCATGGGGATCAGGTCTTCGCAATACCATTCGCGCACTGGGAGCGGCTGGCCGTGCCAGATCGTGGGATTGATGAATTCCAGCGCGGGCGTCGGGGCGACTACAGGTAGCTTCGAGAATGGCTCGTCGCCTCTGGTGAGAAGCCACGGCTCGCCGTCAACCAACTTGATGTTGCGACCAACACCGTCGATTTGCGCTCCACGCAATATGCCGCCACTGATGGTGCCACCATGCAGACGCTGGAGTTCGGCAAGCGCGGGTGGGGCATTGTCGTTTGCAGCGACAGGCTTGGGCGGGAACAGCTCTGCCGTCAGCTTGGCCAGCGACTCGGCTAGTGGCGTCGGAGGGCGCTCCGGAGGGCGGGCGCCAATATCCCGACCGATCATCCTCATGGCAATATCAGCGTCAGCGTCCGGCCCTGCGATCTGCTGTATAGATGGGCTTCCGTCTTCGCGAAGAAAGACGAGCATGGACGTTGCCGGATCGCAACCGTCTAAATCGTCGACGAGAACCGCGGCACGAGCCGCTTGTATTGGATCTTCCGGCCATTCATCAGCAGGCAGGCTTTCCAGATTGACAGGGTAGGCGTTTTCCCAATCGGGTTTTCCGTCCGCATCGGCAGGCGCGAGGACGATATTCACAATGGCGCGGCCATGGTCGACGAGACGGTCATATATACCGTAAATGAGCGATTCCGTGCTGTTGCGGTCGGGCGTTGTTTTAGGCTGCGATGCTGTCATTTTGGGCAATCTCTCCGAGTGCGAGCGCGATCAGCGCTGCGGAAATTTCTGGCGTGAAGGTCACTGCGGCCGAGCCGAAGGCGGACGGCGCGAATACTCGCAACCCGGCGCCCGTTCTTTTCAGCGATAGATTGAAAAGGCGCATGCCATCCATTTGCACGTCAAAGCGCGCAACTACGCTTCCGCCACCGGGGTCGGGGCGGATTGAAAGGATTTTCATGATGTTCCCTTATTGTTATGGGTGAAGTTAGTAGGACAGCTTCACTGGCCAGCCGTCGGGTCCAAATTCGACCCTGGGGCCGGTCTTCACCGGTTCCGGCTCATCCATCACAGCCTCGATAGAAGAGATGACCAGTTGAATATCCGCTAGGCGCGCCGCTGTTTTCGGGTCGTCGTCGTAAGCTAAGTTGTCGACGAACTGGCGGCGGCGCTGCTTGAAGAGGTCGAGGAGGTCGCTGTGGTCGCTCATGCCGTTGCCCTCTCCGAAAGTTTTTGCCCGATCCATGCCAAAACCTCGGCGCGAGAAAAAGCGATACGCTTCTCGCCCAGCGCAACAGCGGCCGGGAATCTTCCTTCTGATCGCAGCCGATGAATCATGGTCTTTGACATGCTGGTCCTGAAGCATGTCTCTTTGAGAGAAATCAGAGTGTAGTTGTCATTGTCTGGGGACGGGGTCATGGTGTCTCCTCTTCATGCGCGCGGACGGAATCCGGGCGGCAGATTGCTCGATGAAAATTTGAGAAGGTTCGGTAGCCGGCGCGCCATGGCCGGGTTGAAGACTTATCGACCCCTCTTGGAGCCACGCATCTCGGTGCGCTTCAGGCGGGTTTTCCCCGCGGCTTATGGATGCCTAGACATCCGGTGCGGGAACCACCCCGCGCACCGACTCGCCACCACAACAAGTCGGTAAATCCTATATAGGCCAAAGCAACCGAATAATCTAGGACAAATATTTACTCTCGGTTGCAATTTATTGGTTGACGTACTTTGTAAAAACTACGCGCCGCAGTAGGTTGCCCAGTCGTTCATCAGGGACCGCCGCTTTTCCAGTGCAGACCCGCGCCGATATGCTTGTTCTACTTCATTACCGACAGTGTGCGCCAGAGCTTGCTCGGCGACCTCACGAGGATAGTCTGTTTCATCTCCGCACCAGTCTCGGAACATGCTGCGAAGGCCGTGCAGCGTTGCGGATTTATCCGGTGAGGCAAGGCGAAGTGCCTTCGTCATGGCTGTGTCAGACACAGGCCTCCCGTCAATCCCACCAGCAAAAACCAACGGCCCGACGGCACGCTTGCGCATGATCTCGACGATCTCTAAAGCCCGATCGCATAACGGCACGACATGTTGCTTGCCGGCCTTCATTCGCTCGGGTGGACATGTCCAGGTCTTGGCAGCTACATCGATCTCGTCGAACAACGCGCCCCTTGCCTCGCCCGTCCTTGCGGCTGTCAATGTAATGAACTCAACTGCCCTTGCCCCGGTCCCTGCCGATCTGCGCAACGCCGTCATCATTTCGGAGGCTGAGGCGTACGCCAGCGCTGCATGATGGCCACGCTGAAGCTTCTGGCGCTTGGGCATGACCTTGTCGAGCAATCCTCGCCACCGGGCCGGGTTTCCCGCCGTTCGCCATTCGTGGGCTATCGCGTAATCAATCACGGCTTGAATACGAGAACGTAGCCGGTCGGCGGTCTCCGGTCGTTCTTGCCAGTGGACCATGAGGCAATCCTTCACGTCACCCATGGCGATATCTGCCACGGGCATGAGGTGAAGAGGTTTCGCATATTCCCGCAGTGTCATCCGCCACTGGTCCCCATGCTTTCGGTTAGTCCACTCTGATTCCTTGGCTGCGATCAAAGCCTCCATGCAGTCATGGAAGGTTTTGGGTTTAAGCGGCGCACGGTCGGCGCGCGGATCTTCGCCACGCGCGAGTTGCTGGCGAATGGCTTCAGCCTTGTCTCTTGCAAGAGAAAGGGACACAGGTGCGGTGCCCTGCCCGTAACCGCCAAGGCCCATCTCGTTTCGATCGGCACCTCTCTTCCAGATGAACACCCAGTTCTTGCTGCCACCCTTCTGAACGCGAATGTACAAGCCATCTCCGTCGCCATATATTCCGGCCTTCAGGGTCGCCTTGATCTTGGTCTCGGAGAGCTTGTTTCGTGCCAT